CAACTGATGGGCATGCTGACGAAAAAATTACTGGCTCTAGTCGTACTACTATTTCCGGTGCTGCACATAATGAAGTTGCGGGTAATAAATATGATGGCGCAGGTGGTGTTGTTGTTACTGGTTCAAATGATTCTCAAATAACTCACAGTAGCGGCGATATATTTCATACAACTGACGGCAATCATATAACTGATCATACAGGAACTGTTAATCATAATATTACTGGCGATTTTGTTGAACAAGTAACTGGTCATAAAGTATCTATTGTTAATGGTGAATTTGGTACTAATGTACAGGGTGGTAATGTTGATGTGCAGGTTAATGATGGCAAATATAGATTAAAAGCTGCTAAGGCAATATTAATTGATAGTGATACTAGCATTACACTACAGGTTGGAAGTTCTACTATTGTTATTACATCTGATACAATAACAGCCACTGTTGGCGGTATTAATGGTAAGGGTATTTCGATAAAAAGCGACGGCGTTAGAGTTACTAAAGACGCTCACATTGGAACAACAACTGTTTCTTCAAGTGTTAATTCTCCGATTTCACCAAAGACAAAATTCATATAAGGTTAATAAATGTCAACAAGAGCAGCAAAGTATACGCAATTATCAAAGAAACAGGAAACATTTTCTGATTTTCTGAACAACCTTGACAAAAATCCTGTAACTAATGCTGTTGCAAAAATAACGAATGAAGATTCAGTTAGACAATCTCTTCGAAATCTTATTTTAACAAATATTGGCGAGCGTATGTTTGAGCCTCTTGTTGGCTCTAATGTTAATTATTCTTTATTCGAACCAAACGATGTTATAACAGCCAATTCAGTCGAATATTACATTAAAAAATGTATCGAAGAAAATGAACCAAGAGTGATATTAAATAGTGTATTCGTTTACGCTAACCCTGGCAATAACTCTTTTACTGTTACAATTCTTTTTTCACTAATAAATAATAATAAACAGATATCATTAGATTTAATTCTTAGAAGAGTAAGATAATGGCAAACAGTTACTTAAATCTTACATCATTAGATTTTGACACATATAAAAACAACTTAAAATCATATTTGAAATCTCAGTCAACATTCGTTGATTATGACTTCGAAGGTTCGAATATGAATGTTCTTTTAAGCGTGTTATCTTACAATACCTATTTAAATGCCTTTTATTTAAACATGGTTGCATCAGAATCGTTTTTAGATACAGCGCAGCTTAGAGACTCTGTTGTTTCAAGAGCTAAAGAATTAAATTACATACCACAATCATATAAATCACCTAAAGCTTTAATAAATGCATCTTTTGTAGATGCAACAAATACTATTACAAACAGATTTGAAATTCCAAAGGGCGCACAATTCAGCGGAATTAATGCAAATGGTGGCTTTTCGTTTGTAACAGATAGAACTCATATTTTAAAATCAGATAATAATGTATTCACGATTCAAGGTTTAGAAATATACGAAGGACAATATATTAACGAAACATATGTTGTTGACGATTCTATAGAAAAACAACAGTTCATTTTATCTAACTTTAATGTCGATATCGACAGTATCAATGTTACGGTGTCGGAAAATGGTGGTGTTTCAACTATCGATTATTCTCAAGCACAATCATTGTTCGGTTTGAAGCCTGATTCACCAGTATTTTTTATCCAAGCTTTCCAAGATAAGTATGAAATAGTATTTGGCGATGGTTTTTTCGGAAGACGTCCAATCAATAATTCAACCATTCTTGTTACTTACAGAATAACTCAGGGAACTGATGGTGGTGGCGTCACTCAATTTAATATCGATAGAGATTTGGGTGCTTATAACGGCGGATCAGTTTTATCTAATATTTTTCTAAACACTGCGGCTACTGCAGGAGCTAATGCAGAATCAATTGAATCTATTCGTTTCAAAGCACCTCGTCATTTTAAAACTCAAGAACGTGCTATCATTAATGACGATTACAAAACATTAATACTAGATCAATTCCCAGAAATAAAATCTTTACATGTATATGGTGGTGAAGAAGCTGATACTCCTGGCGTTAATTACGGTAAAATATACATATCACCTATCACATATGCAGGTTCAGTATTAAGTCAATTTAGAAAACAAGATGTTGTGTCATTCATTAAAGAAAAAATGACACTTGGATTGACACCAGTTATAACGGATCCAAATATTCTTTATGTTAGAAATGATATTACTGTAGTTTATGATCCAAACAAAACTAACTATTCTCCATCAGATATTCAATCATTGACTTATTTGGCTTTGGAAAACTACAACAACACATATCTTAAAGATTTTAATATTGTTATGAGATTTTCTCAGCTGACAGATGTACTACAAAATTTTGATGGTAGTATTATTTCAAATTCTATTGTTACTTCGATGAAGAAATACACTTCTCCTCCGTTAAATCAACAATCTACAATTGAAACATCTTTTCATCAACAGATTGTACCAGGCACAATTTTTAGTTCTGAGTTTTTATTGAATGATGGAGTTAGTTATACGTTAACTGATTATAATCCTTTTAATAATACGTTTGTTCAAGCTCCATATGGATCTAATTTTTATGTTGAAAATACATCGAATATCTTATATTTAAAATCTACTAATCTTGCAAAACAAATTTATATTAAAATTGGATCTATAGATTATACAAATGGTTTAATAACTTCTTCATATGTTAATGTTGTAGATTTTCGCAATACACCTGGTATTGCGATTTATGCTGAGTCAGCCTTCGACGACATTTTTGCAAAAAACAACGACTTAATTGAATTAGATATGAGTTATATCAGTCAAAATATTACGGTTAATACTCCATAATGGCAATAGAAAAATTCATTACACCATTCATTGAATCTCAATTTCCTCAATTTTATAGGGAAGAGGGACCAAATTTCATTGCTTTCGTCAAAGCGTATTACGAATGGATGGAGTCAAGTTATTATACAAATAACGATGATGGCACTATTTTAAATGAAGAAGAATATAATGCATTAGGTGGTGATTTACAGTTAAATTATACCAAAAATAATCAACCAATTAATCTGGCTAGAAAACTACCAGAGACATTAGACATCGATGCAACAGAAGAACAGTTTATTCTTCACTTCAAAAATAACTACATTTCATCACTCCCATATAATATTATAGCGGACAAAAGGTTATTAATCAAGCATATTCTCGAGTTGTATCGTTCAAAAGGTACAAAAAGAGCATATGAACTTTTGTTCAGAATGTTGTTCAACGAAGATATAGACATTTATATCCCTAACGAACATATTATGAAATCTTCAGAAGCTGATTGGTTTAAACCGCAATACATTGAAATATCAGATAGTGAGTTTTTAGAAGATTTAATTGGTAAACAGATAACCAGCGCTGATGGTATCGGCGTTGTTGAAACGTATTATCAAAAGTTAGTTAATAATAAAGTAATAAATGTTCTCGAACTTTCAAGTATAATTGGTCGTTTTAAAATACACGAAAAGGTATATTGTGACGATCTTTACGTAAAAAAATTGTATCAAAATGAAAATGGCGATATAATTAATCAAAAAGAATATGATACTTTACAAAGCTTTAATGATTTACAAGCATTAACGCCTGATGATCCAATAGATCCACATATTGTTGCGCCACAAGAACATTACAAACTTTTATTTGTTGATAAAATCGATTCAAAAAAATATCTTGAATTACCTTATGATAAAAAAATAGACTATCAATTAGCTATTAATGAAGATACTGCACCAATAATATTTGGTTCATTATCAACAATTAGTATTATCAATGGCGGCTTTGATTTTAAAGTTGGTGATTTATTGCCAGTGTCTGGCTCTGGTACTGGTGGCATCGCGAGAGTTGCTGCTACAAGAGCAGAATCAGGAAAAGTAGCATTTAAATTACTTGACGGTGGTTATGGTTTTACTGTTGACGCAGACGTTACAGTAACTGGTGCATTGTTCACAGTTGATATAGATGTTAAAAAAGTTGATACTACAGAATACACAGCAGATAAAATGTATCTTCCTGTATTTGGTTCTGGAGCTTCATTTAAAATTGGTGGTATCACTAATAAACAACTTTACAGAGTAAACACTGATAAGATATCTCAAGTAGAACCAGCAACTAATGAATTAGATTCCGACGCTCTTGGGTTTACCATTCATTATGGCGTTAACGACGTTAATGGTATTTTGATGGCTACATATAATGAAGCGTTTGATGGCTCTGATTATAATTATATAACTTCATCTGCAAATAGTATTACTATGTCTGTTACACAGTATTTTGGTAACGTAGCTTTTGGTGATGTATTGTCTAACTCAGCATTAGGCATCGCTAATTTGTATGTTTATAATTCAGATTTATCAAACATACAGATAACTGGAAAAGCTTCTGATTTAGCAAATTTAAAAACAGCTTTTGATACTACTTGGACACCTGAAGTACAAATGGGTCAATTAGGTATTCAATTAACAAATAGAAAAACGGGCGAAGCTAATGCCATCGTTATTGTTAAAAATTTAATACCTCAAAAACAAATACATTCATCAGCATTTATTTACGAAATGCCAGTGGGCGAAAGTACAATAATATCTCATATAAATAGAGGTTATTTTGTACCAACTGCTCGTGATTACGATGGCGCTATAATAGAGCCTAATTATATAACTTTATTTAATGCTTATGACCCGTTAATACAAGAAATTAATACAACTATCGAAAATTATGATGAATATTGGTTTAATGGATCAACCGATGTTCATACGTCAGGTAATTATATCAATATCCCATATGCTAGTAGCAAATACACTGTTGGTGATTCAGTACGTTACAAAAGTACTTTAGGTGCAGCAATAACATCAGCTGACTATGGTTTAGTAAATAACCATATATATTATGTTTCTTTTACTAATTCAACAGCTGTTGCAATTTCATCAACCCATGGTGGCGCTAATATTGACCTAACAGCTGTTGGTTCTAATGATCGTTTTCATTCTTTAAGGAACGAAACTAGAAATATTGCATCACCAATTAAACCAACTGTTCGTAATACTAGTTGGTATACGTCATTTCCAAAACCGGATTCATTACATATAATCAGTAATTTAGAAACACCTTCTATTAAAAATATGTTGACTATAGAAGATTATATTATTGGTAAAATTACACACTTAACGAACATTAATCCAGGTAGTGGTTATTCTGCTAATCCATTAGTAACAGTTATCGAAAAAGACATATATAATCTTAGAATAGATGATGGTAAAGGTGGTTTCTGGGGATATGATGCAGTTGTATCAGCAAAAGCTGGTACTGCTAACGGCGTTGTTACTGCTATCGAAGTCCACGATTCTGGATTCGGTTATGTGCCAGATGAAACAGTTAATATGAATTTAGCTAACAATTTTTCATCAGTAACTGGTGCTGCTATTGTTGATTTGAATGGTGTTGGCGCTGGTTATTGGAGAGATCATAAAAGTTTTGTGAGTGAAACTAGTTATGTACAAGACAGCGATTATTATCAAACATTCTCCTACGAAATTATCGCTAAAAGAATGCTTTCTACATATGAAAAAGCAGTTAAGGATTTAATACATCCTTCAGGTATAAAATTATTTGGTAAATTTAAAATTGATGATGAAAAGATTACGGAAGAATCAACACCAAAAATATTCAATACAGACTACGGTAATTTTAGTTGTGACATAACAAACATTAATGAAAGCCAGCCAATAAATGTTGATAGTGTAAAAATAAAATCAGATAGATTAACTATTCAATACAACGCGTTTTATTCAATTGACACTATTATCACAACTAGTGATTCAGGAGAAGCATTGGAATCAGGTTACTTTACTTCCGATATTGATTCAATTTTATCTGATACGAAGTATATCAAAGCCGATAAATATATTAGTTATAATGGTTTAACAGTAGATAGACATTATCTAAGGTATACTATTGATACTACATTTAATACAATAGATAATCGTCATATGACGATCGATAAACTAGATCAGCTTCAATTTAAACAAAGGGATTAAAAATGTCAATTGAATATTTCGATAACAATAAAGTTGGTATTGGAAACAATCCTAACGACGGTAACGGTGATCCGCTTCGCACAGCGATGGACAAAATCAATATTATGTTTAGAAATCTTTATAATGGAATAACGATTGATACAAACAGAGTTGGTATTGGTACAACACCAGTAGCTAGTGCGCTTCTTGATGTTCAAGGCACAGGCGGAATTAAATTTCCTACTATGACCACTACTACTAGAAATGCAATAACATCACCTGCTCAAGGACTTGTAGTGTATGATACTACTTTGAACCAAATTTGCTATTACACTGGCGGCGCTTGGTTTAAAGTAACAGCTTCGGCAGCCTAATATTATTTTTTTAACATAAATATAAAATAATAGAGGGTAATATACAGATATGACAGTTTTAACTGGTGCATTAACGATTAATCATTATAACGATATCATAGATTCGTTCATTAAAAATGTAGCTGACTCTAGTAAGGCATATTACATTTTTGTTGGAAGAGCGCACCCATGGGATGATGACGTTAATCCACCAATGGCTGAGTCAAGTATATTTGAATACGAACAAACGACTTATGATGAAATCGTATATGGTAAAAAGATCAGATACGATGATATCGCTTATTTGATTCCAAGAATTAATTGGGTTAATGGCACGCATTATGATCGTTATGACCAAAAAGATAATAATCTATATTCAAAAAAATTCTATGTTGTGACAAATGAAAATAATGTTTACAAATGCATAGATAATAATTTTGGTGCCGCCTCAACAGTTAAACCAATTTCTACAACGACCGTTAATACATTTAAAACTGCTGATGGTTACGTTTGGAAATATATGTACACTGTACCGAGCGATTTAAATTATAAATTTTCTTCGGCAAAGTATATACCATCAATAACAAACACTGAAGTAAAAACTAATGCTTCTCCGGGAACTATTGATTTTATTAGAGTAACCAACAGTGGTAATAATTATGTTACTCATGCGCATGGGTTTATCGATGCCTTTGACGCCAATACTCCAGTAATTGTACAGCTTGCTAATAACTCTCAAAGAAATAATTTTTCGCGTTTGAATAATTATTATCAAGGTTCATCGATATATTTGAAAACTGGTTATGGCGCTGGTCAAATTAGAAAAATTAGAGCCTCTGATGGTAATGCAAAAACAGTAAGTGTTGACGAACCATTCGATGTTTATGCTCGTATGTACGTTAAAGATTTAATAAACGAAGATAATATTTTCGTCGGTCAAATAGTAACACAAAAACTTGAAGCTGTTGAATACACTTATCTCTCTAATTATTTCAACGAAGGCGATGTTATCGTTCAATGCGAAACTCTCGCTTCCGGTATTGTTAGACAAGCAAATGATGTTGTGTTAACAGTTCAAATGTTGACAGATGATAAGCTTGATGCTAGTGGTAAACCGATTAATTTTATTGTCGATAATACGACAGGAAACATTAAGTTTCAAAGATTTCCGATTTATAAAACAACAGACCCAGGAACATTGATTACAACTACTACTGGTGAAATTAGATCCGGTTATAATTTAGTAAATGGAAATAGCAGTGCTAAATTTATAACTGGACCAGGTAAATTATCTGTAAATAACTATATTCGTGTTGGTAAAGATGCAAGATATAACATCCGTCGTGTCACAAAAATTAATAGTGAAACAGAGGTTCAAGTAGCAGAACCTTTCTTAGATACAACGACTAGTGATTTGTATTTGGTGGCTACTGCAGCAACACCAGTTTCTGTACTTCCAATGACTGATGCTTCGGGTTATATTAATGATGTTAATGTCAGAGGTTATGAAATAACTATCGATAAGACAACTTTAAGTATAAAAGGTAAAAATTTTACTGTTGGTGAAAACGTTAATATGGTTGACGTTAATAATGTTCCTTTTGGCTCTAATGGTATTGTTACCTATTCGAATACTTCGGTAATTATTATCAATAACAAAGTTGGTCTTGAATTTGTTGCTGGCAATTATCTTTATGGTTCAGAATCATTACAAAAAGCGAAAATCAGCGCTGTAAGAAAATATCCTAATTTGACTATCAAAAATCCAAGAGGACATTTTAAATCTGGATTTAAAATTCACGTTAGACCAGCTGATTACAAATTTTTGACTGAAGAAATGGCTAATGCTACTTTAGTAGCAACATATTATACACCAAACGAATCAACTGAATATTTAATTACACCAACTGTAACTATCGATGGCGATGGTGATGGCGCAAAAGCGTATTCTGTAGTTAATAACGTAACTCAATCTATATCTTCTATTGTTATGGTTAACACTGGTGTTGGATACACTTACGCTAATATTTCTATAACAGCGAATACCAATTATGGTCATCATGCAACAGCAGAACCAGTCATTTCGCCAATTAATGGACATGGTTATGATGTTAATAAAGAATTAGGTGCAAGATATGCTGGCATATCAATAACAGTTAATGGTTCAGAAAATAATAGAATTCCTTCTTATGGTTATTTTAGAAAAATTGGCATTATTGAAAATCCAGTATTTAAAGAAGTAACACTTCATTTAGATTCTTTTGATAGAATTAAATTAAAATTAAAAAATATGAGCGATGCATTTTTCGAAAATGAAGTAGTAACACAAACTGGAAACAGTACTGTAAAACCAGCTGGTGTTGTTACTGCAGTATATTCTGACGTAGATGGTGATTATATCGAAATTAAAAATATCAATAATAATCAAAAATGGCTTTTTAGTTCTACCGGAGATGATATTTTTGGACGCACTAGTTTATCAACAGCTAATGCAATAACAGCCAATATTAACTATTTTAGCATACCAGGCGCAAACGTAGAAATTGTTTCGGAAATAACTTCTGGTGCGAATGCTATCTTATCAGAAGCAGATCCTGCAAATATTAATTACGAAACACGAACACAAATTGTTAAATTATCAAATGTCAGTGGACAGTTGGATTATCGTGATCAATTGGTAGATTACTCAACTAATTCTTACGCTAATGTTGTTGGAATATACATAGCTAATGGTGACGTAGAAACAAGTCTGACATTCGGTAAATTGTTCAATCAAACTGCTCGTGTAACTTTAACTGAAGCAATAACTTTACAAAACCGTACAGATGGTGTTTCTGGCGTTGGTTTTAATGATTTCGAATATGCGCATCAGGAATATACTAATGCTAGTGGTAGAATTATTGAACAGTATAAAGACGTTGATTTACTGTTGAATTCAGAAACAGCAGAAGGCGATTTTATAGCAGGTGATACTATCACCGTTATAGCTGGATCTCCGGATTCTGTTGCCGCTAATGGCACAGTATTATGGGCAAACACTTCATATATAAAAGTTACAAATATTAATGTTGATAGTTTTACTTCTAAAAAAGATGCTTTCATCAACGGAGAAACTATAAGTAATGGTAGAGCGTCAGCAGTAATTGAAAGTGTATATCCAGTTTTATTATTAAATGATGTTGCTGGTCCATTTCAATTTGAACGCGATCCTTTAGGAAGTGGTCAAGTTTATGTGATTACCGGTATTGGATCTCCTAGAGATAATATACCAGCTTCTGGTTCTCATGGTAGAAACAATATCGCTAATACGATAATAATTCCTGAATTAGTTAGAGAGTCAGGTAAAGTTCTTTACGTTAACAATATACAACCATTCGAAAAATCAAGTTCGTCAAACGAAAAAGTTAGTTTGGTAATTAAGTTTTAGAGGAAATAATGACATTAGAAACACAACTATCTCGTAAGCCATATTTTGATGATTTTGACGAAAAAGCGCAGTATTACAGGATTCTGTATAAGCCAGGTGTTGCGCTTCAAACGAGAGAGCTAAACCAAACTCAATCTATATTTCAAGACCAAATAAACAAATTTGGTAGATCGATTTATAAAGAAGGTTCTATCGTAGAAGGTTGCGTATTTTCTTTTGACAATAACGTACATTACGTAAAATTGTCTGATAATCTTACTAATCTTTCTACATATAATCCGACTGATTACCATGGCCAGTATTTGTATAATAATATTTCCCCCAATCAAACCATTC